AGCTTATGAAGCTTTTTTCTTGCCTATAAAAGTTTTTTATAGAAAGAAACAGGAATTTGACCGTATCTATGGAGAAGATATAAATATTCTTTTTAACGATCCTATAGAAATACCAGCATACATGCCTGATTTAGAAAAATGGCAAAATACTTCACTTAGATTCGGTCTTGATGAACAACGTAATTTACTCGTTTATTTTTCAGTAGCCTTATTAAATAAATATGGACATACCCCTCCAGATATTGGAGATAGAATTGAAATACAAAAAGATTTATATGAAATACGTCAAACTAATATAGTACAATATGGCTCAAACCTACAAATTCCTCTTTCACATATATGTGAATTACGCAAGGTTCGTCCAGAAAATCCTCCGGACGGAACTACAGTATCTACACCATATTAATTATGACAGTCCTTTATAGAGAACAAGATTACTATATTAATGAATATGAAAATTACATTAATTTAGATGAATTTGTTTCTAAAATAGATGATGCTATATTAGCCCCTAGACTGGATTTTAAAGAAGAAGCGCGACAATTAGCAGAAGCTTTTGCTATGGAGTTAAAGATATATATTCAGAATAATTATAGTGGAATAACTGTACAAAGCCAAAAATATTTAGAGAAGAAATTAGCGGTAGTAGGGCACACAATGCCTTTAATTTTAACATATCAATATGTTAACTCTATAAAGGTTTTTGAAGATAAAACGGGGGCTGCTGTTCCTTATTCAGAAGAGGGAAAAGATAATTCACCTAGATTTTATATAGATGTTTATGGATATAAATCTTGTAAAGGGTTTTATGTGGATGTAGAAGATATTTGGCATGACCCCTCTCCTTTTGCTAAACCCGAAATGCACAGTTATTTAAAAGAAAAAAAGTCACAACGTAGATTACATATGAACAAACATGAGCATGAAATAATGTCATCAAGTCAAGAAGAGCAGCTTGCTTTTTATAGAAAAAAGTTGGCTTTTGACACTAAAAGTTATGGAAAAAGTAAGAAAGAAAGAGAACGCAGAGCTTCTGCGCGAAAAAATCTTATTCGCATGCGAGATCTTAAACGTATTCTAGAATATGGACAGAAAGACAAAAATGGCAATATGTTATTTACAGCCCACTGGGGGCCGGTAATGGATGCTTTCGAAGAAAGAATAGGTACTGCGCAAGAACGCTGGAGAAAAGCAGGGCAGAAATTTTATGAAAATCGTGTATCTGCTAGAACAGATGTAGACGAAAAGGAACTCTAATGGCTGAAGTTTTTGAAGATCCGATTGGTTTGCGTCCTTATGATGAAGCGCTGGTTAATTTTTTTAGTCTAAAAATATTTCCTGATATGAAAAACAAGCAGGAATCTATTACTTTAATTCCAACGATGACTCCTCGGAGAGAGTTTGCGACACAAGATGAAATAAGAGGAGCGTTTATTTCTGAAGAAGCAAATAGTAGAGAAAATTACACAATCGCAGTACCTGCACTAGCTTTATCTAGAACAAATGGAAATTTAGATTTAGAACGTTGGTCTCTGGCTGGATTTAGAAAAATTAAATATACTGAAGATGGAAATAGAGTTTTACAGAGCGATAGTCCTTATCCAATTAAAATAATTTATCAGTTAGACGCTTGGTTGAAATATCAGTCTATGGCAAACCAAGTTATTCGAAATGTTTCTTTAAAATTTGCTAAAAGGGAAGTTTGGCTTCCAATAGATTTTAAAGGAGAATTTGGTGTTCATAGTGTTCCAGTAGAGCTTACAGAGGGACCACTTAATTTAACAAATTTAGATCCCGGAGAACAAGAAAGAACACTTAGATATGCTTACAGATTTGTATTAAGGGCCTATCTAATTCCGGATGTAGTATCTGTGCCTACAGTAAGAAAGGTTGTTAGAGATATTTATCTAGCAGATAAAAACACTGCAGTTATTCCAACAGGAGATGCTACAGAAGAGAGTTATTTAGATTGGTTAAAGGTAACAAGTATTTCTGACACTATGAACACCAATCCAGAAGATTCCAATCCCTAAATATATTCTTTTTTGACATTTCAACTATAAACAATTTTAGTTCTTTTACTTAATACCCTTATAGTGGATGTTGCTACTATCATGAATAGATTAGATGAAAAATCAATAGAAACAATTGCTTGTCAAATAGTAAATATTATTATTGAAGATATGGCTATGATGACCATGGGAGGAAACTCATCTTCCGGAACCGCCCTCGCCGCTCCTCCCTCTTCTTCAACTGGAGCAAATGGGCAAGGGGATACTGGAGTAAACGGCCCAGCAACCTCTTCTAATTCCGCTTCTGATAAAGAAAAAAGCGCACAAAAGGCAGAAGCACTCAGTAAAATAGCACTAAGTAAGGCAAATATCTCTTCATTGAAGGGGGATGTTGCTACCCGAGGCGCGCATACAGGTATCGTAAAAACAGGCCCATCTTATTCATTAAAAGCAATTGTAAATGTTATTGACAGTCCTTTTGCTGGATCTAGGCTTCAAACAGACGGCAAAGCTACTTTAGCTGGATCTAAAATATCTATTGGACAACTAAATTAAATGCGTATTTTTACTATTAAAAATATAAGCTCTTCTCCTTTAGCTATTACAGCAAAAGGAGTAAATGGATATACAGGCTCTGTTCATTACCTAACGCCAGAGCAAGAGATAGATTTATTGTATTATGAGATATCTATAGATATAGATAGTAAAGTAAGAAAAAATTTAATCTCTAAAGCAGAAAAAGCAAATATTAAAACAATATCTTATTTTAGTGATAATTCATCTTCTCTAGAGAAGACCGAAGACACAAAAGAAGAAGTAAAACAAGAAGAAACAACTGCTGTAAAAAGAAAAAGAAAAAAAGGTACATATAATCATAAACAAGAAGTGTAAAATAAACAAAACTTTAATCTTTTCATACACTGTATGGATTAAGCAGGAGTAACCAATATGACATCATTCCTTAGCGCAGGGGTTTATACAAGAGAAGTAGATTTCTCAATCTACGCTGGAAACTTATCAACCACATCATTTGGTTGTGTTGGTTATGCAAACAAAGGTCCGATTAACCAACCTCAATTTATTTCCAACCCTGTACAGTTTTCTACTGTATTTGGAGATCCTAATACTTCATTCTATGGTCCATACGCCGCACTTCAATATTTAAGTGAAGGACGGCAGCTGTGGTATGTAAGAGTAGCGGAGCCAGAAGATGATCAAGCACAGATTGATCTAGGTTATACGTATAAGTCTCGCCCCGCCTCGCTAACTCTTAAAGAAGCAACAACAAAGGCTGTATTAACAGGAAGCAAAATAAATATTGTTACGCTAACCTCATTAACAAATAAACTTGAATTTAAAGTTGATGGATCAAGTACGACTCTAGTAGTAACCTTATCTTTAGGTACCTCAACATCAATTTCTCGCTCAATTTCGGAAATTGCTGTTGCTCTTAATGCTGATAATAATTTTGCAGCTTATTTCGTAGCTTCTCTTTCTCCAACAGGAGCTTTAACAATTGAAAGAAATGTAGCCGGAAGCAACCACGGTTTTACAGTAACAAGCCCGAGCGGGGAGACCGGACTCTACGCAATTATGGGATTTAATGCTCCACAAACAGTCTGGGGAACCGGAAGCATTGATGAGAAGGCCTATGTAATGGCTAATAAGGTTTATGCTTCTTTTGACGCTGCTGATCCTCTTTTAAACAAGATTCATTTTATTCTTGATGGGGCAGCTGTCGATATTACTCTCACAGATACTACTTATAGTACTGCAGCACTTCTCGTTGCAGCACTAAATTCTAACTCAACTTTTAATGCAGATCTCGTTGCTTCTATTGTTAACGGTGGAATTTTTGTTTCAATTAAGAGTGACTCTGACAAAAAATTTCTAATGTTAGGGACAGATGTAGCAGCCTCTGCCGATGCTGGTTTAACAATTTTTGGTGATGTTAATACATCAAAAGTTCTTACAGGGAGTGCTTCAGCAACACTTGCTATTACAACCGCTAACAATGTTCTTAGCTTTACTATAGCAGAAGCAACTAATCCTGCTGCTATGACTTCGGAAACTTATACAATCACAATTCCTCCTGCTACATATGGAACAACACAGCTTCTTGCAGACGCTATTAATGTAGCACTCGCAATTGCAGTCAAGACAAGTAATGGTAATACAGTTGATTTAACTAACGTTGCTGGTACAGAAGACGTTATTACAGCTACTATAAGCGGACCCAAGCTTATTATGACTTATTCAAACGGTACCGCCGAATATGTAATATATGATATTAGTTCTAGTGCCTTTATTCCTTTATTTGGGAGCCACCCTAATCAAAAGTGGACTTCTACTGTTGCAAACGACGTTCTTTCAGTAACTGCTCTTTCTGACGGTACTTGGGGAAATCGTGTCGCAGTTAAGATTGCTAACGTAGACGTTGTAAACGGAACATTTGATCTTGCCGTTTATGAAAGAGGATACTTAACAGAGAAGTTTGAAAAGCTTGTTAAAACTCCTGAACTTCTACCAGATGGTACAGTTAATCCAAAATTCGTAGAAACAGCAATTAACAGCACTTCACAGCGTATTGTTGTTGTAAATGGTGTGGGTTCCGGCGAAGGTCTTCTTCCTAAACAAGACGCCGGTTCTAGCCTTTCTTACCTAGCAGGTGGAAACGACGGGGCCTCTTCAGTAGAGAACCCATCTACTTTCATTGGAGTGTCTAGCGCAGTAGCGTCTACAGGGCTTCAGCTGTTTCGTAATCCAGAACAACTTGATATTAACCTGATTGCAATTCCCGGTGCATCGTCCGCAGCTGTCATTAACGCTATGATAGACCTCTGTACTTTCCGTAAGGATTGTATGTGTCTTGTAGATCCTCCGTTCAGTAAGAATACTCCACAAGCAGTAACTAATTGGAAAAACGGAGTAGGAGAAGATCACGCTGCTTTTAATACTTCGTTTGGTGCAATGTACTGGCCGTGGCTGCAAATTTATGATCCAGTAAATCGTACTACCGTTTGGACTCCTCCTTCTGGCCACCTAGCGTTTGTTTATGCCTATACGGATTACAACGCAGAAACATGGTCAGCCCCTGCAGGATTAACTAGAGGAAGATTAGTTACCCCAATTAAAGCACAATATATCCCAACACTTGGAGATAGAGATTTACTCTATTCAAATGGTATCAACCCAATTGCCACGTTTGTTAGAGAAGGCATCACAGTATGGGGACAAAAAACACTGCAGGCCAGTACTACAGCACTGGCTTGTGTAAGTGTTCGTCGTTTAATGCTATATCTTGAAAAAATTGTTGCAACTTCAGTAAGAACGCTCAACTTTGAACCAACTGATCCGATGACTTGGATTCAGTTTACTAACTTGATTGAACCGTTCCTTGATTCTGTTAAGTCTCGCAGAGGAATCATTGAATACAAGGTAACTTGTGATGCAACAACAAATACCGCTGATGTTCAAGATCGCAATGAAATGTATGCTCGTATTTGGATTCGTCCGACAAAGACTGCCGAATTTATTGCAGTAGACTTCATCCTAACTGACTCAGGAACGGCATTTACAGAACTCACTTTTTAGCCCGTAAGTCTTTCATTTATAGTGACTTAGGAAAATAATGAAATTTAGTGCAGATGTAATAGGATTAGTGAGAGCAGTTGCCCCGGAACATCACTGGACGGGGCTTGCTCTCACTATTACAAAAAAACTAAAAGAACGACAAGAAGCTTTTCGAAGGAAAAACCTAGCCTCTGCTGCAGCGGAACTTGGAGCAATGAAATTTAAACCTCCTGTTGAAGATAAAAAGACCAAAAAGAAATAATATGTATAATGTTATATACTTTTATGACACAAATAATGTTTTAATAAGAAATATTCCTATTTTTCTTATTAAAGAAGGTTTTAAAGTTTTTTCCGCTACTAATATTGAAGAAGCAGAAACTATTATAAAAAGTAAAAAAATAGATGTTATAATAACTAATAGTGAAAGTAATGCTCTGTTAATAGCTAGAATAACAGGTACACCTTTAGTTATTATTTTAGAAGAAAATCTTAAACAAGAAGATATTTTAAGTTCTTTTCGTAATATATCTAATCCTGTTTTTATTCGTTATGAAACAGATTCATTAGAAACAATTATAAATACTATTAGCCTATGCGCTAAGCTATAAATACTTAGGAGAGATACTATGCCTGTAACCGTTTCTGCAAGCCACTTAGCTCCTGCGGGCGCTTCTAGTCGCTTTGAGCCTTCTCGCGTATATAACTATTCATTGATTATTCCCGGTCTAGGAGATGGCACGGATCTTATCCGACTTAGTGTTGAATCTGTAAGTGGATTTAATACAAGTAACGCTGTTATTGATATGAGATATCAGAACGAATCTCGTAAAGTAGCGGGAGGTGCTGTCGTAGGAGGCGTCCGTCTCGTAGTTCGTGATTTCGTAGACATTCCTACAGGGCGTATTTTACGCGACTGGAGGAAACAGGTTCACGATCCCGAAACAGGGGAAATTGGTTATGCTAATGAATATAAGCGCAATGCTTCTCTCATTATGAATGATCCTAAAGGCAGAGATATCGCTCGTCAGATCCTTTTAAAAGGTGTTTGGCCTTCTTCCTTCTCTACACCAGAGTTTACTTACAACTCTACCAACGCCACCGTTAAGATTCAGATGGCATTAGAAGTTGATACCTATAAACTCGATCTATAAAAAGAGAGTTATATGTCTAACACCGAGCAAATAGATCTTATTATAGCAACTATTGTTAGTGAAATTAACGAAGGTATATTACAAAATACCACTTCATTTGCGAAAAGAATGTGGGGAGATTTAAAAAAAGTACCTTCTAAATACACTACGGAACTAAAAACAAGCCCCTTTGGAAAATTAAAAGGAGGGCAGTTTTTAGGAGATAAAAAATTTGCAGATACTCCCGGTGAAGCACTGGCAAGTCATCTTTCTAATTTAGAGGGGGAAACAACAAGAAGCGTCCGTGATTATACCTCTAATATTGAAGCCCCCGCTCTCGCGCGCCAACAGGCAAAAAGTTTACTTCGCAAAGGGGTATTAGGTAATCAAGAAAAATTAAATCGTGTAAGAGAAATGAATAGAATTGGAAAAGAAGCGCGTGATAAGCAGGATAAAAATGATTTAGTAGGCGCGGCTGTTTATAACCCAGATGCTGCTAAATTACTAAAATCTTATCAATAATAAATATCTAATGGAGTTAATGTGAAAGAAGCTATTAAGAGAATAGACGCAGCTATTGGAGTTATTATTGAAACTGTAACAACTGCGGACATTAATCAATGGGATGTAGACAGGGCTGCTCAGCGCGAAATTGCAAAGTATGGGAAAAAAACAGGCCTTCCCGGTAAAGAGAAAAAACCCATATTATCAGATGAGGCACATGCAGCGTTTCTTCTCGCCGCAGGTAAAAGAGCAGAAAATAAGTAACTAAAGTTATTAATATATAAACAATTTTTTGTACAAAAAAAAATAAGTATAATTAAGCCTCTCGTAGAATTGGGTCGTTTCGTTTGTTGAGGCATTTCTAAATCGCTTCCAAATTTGAAAGGACTCAATTTTATGGCAAAAGACAAATCAAATATGATCAGTTTAGAGGATTTAGCGATATTAATTCCTAAACCTCCTACAGGTATCTGTGTGCTCCCCTCTAAAGGTAAGTTCTATCCTCTGGAACTTTGTCCAGAAGGTAAAATAGAACTCATGCCTATGTCGGGAAGAACAGAGAAATTAATTGCAGGAATTCGTGGCAATAACGTAGATGAAGTTATTGATACTGTTCTTCGCCGTTGCTTAGTAACGAAATTAGATCCAGACGAAATGCTTATCACAGATAGGCTTTTCGCTCTCATGGTTCTTCGTTCTAACAGCTACGGAGAAGAGTATAACTTCGATATTACCTGCCCACACTGTGAAGTGAAGGGGAAGTATATAGTAAATATTCCTTCGGACTTTCCTGTTGACTATGCGAAAGAGGACGCCGCAGAACCCTTTGAGATTTCTCTTCCGGTTACAGGCTTAAAAGTAAACTATCGTCTTCTTCGTGGTAAGGACTCTAAAGAAATTAAGAAACAGGTTGAAGGCGAATTAGAGCGCATGGGAAGCAAGGAAGGGGATCCTGCTTATATTCAACGCCTTGCCAGAAGCATTACAGCTGTTAATGGAAAACCTTTTGATAATATTCTTACAGCCCTAACTTTTTGTGAAAGACTTCCGGCTAAAGATCTTCGCTATATTTCTGTTGCTATAGAAGAAAATACTCCGGGAATCCTTTTAACTGTTAAAAAGGAGTGTTCAGCATGTGGTAAGAAGATTGAAACAGATCTTCCTATTACTGCTGAATTTTTTCGTCCTAAGTTTACAAAATAAAGAAGATTTGATGAAAATGCAACTCTTCCTTGTATATCGAGGAAGATTTTCATGGTTAGATGTAGATACAATGCCTATTTATGAATTAATATGGTACTACAATACCCTAATGGAATGGAAGAAAGAAGAAGCCGAGGCTATTAGTGGAGAAGATGGTGAAAATAAATCTTCGCCTAATAGTTTTGAAGACACTGTAAATAATGATATTTTTGACAATGGATAGGTAATTATGGCAGCAAATCCAATGTTTTTATTCCAAGGAATGTTTCCTCCCGGACAGAAAGAACTCAATGAAGAGTTCAAAAGTTCAATGTTGGATATGGGTGCTGTTGCAAAAAATTTAACTTCTGCAACCAAAGATTTAAAAGAAAGTCTTGCAGAAGCAAAAAAGTCAAGTGCAGATATATCTTCTGGAATAGGGGGTTCTGGAGATAGTGGAGAAGGTACCTATAATAGAGGAATGAAACAGGTAGAGGTTTTTGACTTAGTAGTAACAGGTATAGTAAAAACAATAGGAGCATTATCAGCCCTCGCGGCGAAGGCGGCGGAATTTGAAACCTCATTAACACAAACTTCTTATAGAATGCTTGATCCCATTGGTAGAATGAATTCTTTATATACACAAAATAGTTTATTAAACGCAAGACAGCAAATAACTAGTGAAGGAAGTACTCCTTGGATGAGTACTTCCGCTTCCGAGATGGTTGGATACCTCGATGTATTTCAACAATACGGTAAACTTAGAAATGATACAGAAGGCCCCGAAAGTCAGAACAATTTAATGGAATTGGCTAGAATAGGGGGACAGGGCGCTAGAGAACGCGGTTTCACCCGTATGGAAGCCGCACAAACATCCATGCAATACAACGTTGCAGGCGTAGATTTAAACGATTTACGAGGATTCAATACTGAATTAGGTAAAATGGCGCGTCTGGGCGCCATGTCTAAAAATCAAGTAAAAGGCATCGACCAAGCTATTTTAAAACTAGCCTACTCGTTTAACATGAGTGGGAAAGAAATTGAATCTTTCGGCAGAGAGTATATGAAAATAGCAGGAGTAATTAGTCTTTCCGGAGGCGACCCAAATAAAATACTAAGTAAAATGAATGCATATGCCGATGGATCAAAAGAAGGAATGTTAAATGCCCTCATTCTTGGATATGATACGAAAAACCCAACTCAAATGATGGCAGCTACACAAGGGGGTGCCCAACAACTCCTTGGGATGCTTGATGCAGTTCCCGATGCCATGAAAGCTCACGTATCACAACTTATGGCTCCAGCAATGGGTCTCGGAGGATTTGATCTAAAAGAAATACAACAAATTGCCAAAACAGGAAGTGCCGGGGCAAAAACTACAGAAAAAACATTATTAGCACAAATTGCGAAACATACGGGAGAAACATACGTTGCTCATGCTGAGATAGCACAAAAAACATTAAATGATATAGAAGCAAGCGCAATAAGAATTGGTGAAGGCCAATTAGATATGATGGTTAAAGGATTAAAGCGCTTTGACAATTTAATTGATAAAGTACTTAGTATGACCGAAATGCTAAAGGACAACCCCGGAAAAACGGCTTTAGCGTTAGCCGGGGTATTAGCCCTTCCTGCAGCATTGCGTGCTTTTGGGCCGCAACTCATAACTGGATTTGGTTCTAAACTTTCTGGGAGTATGTCGCTTCTTTCTAAAGGACTTGGCAATAAATTAATAACTCTTGGACGATCTTTACAGAAGGCCGGTGGTTTTCTAGGTAAAGTATTAGGAGGAAATTTTGCTAAGGGTTTAAAACATCTCGGAGCAAATATGGTTAATGGAATAGGATCTAAACTCCTAGGATTAGGAAGAACAATCCTCGGAGGTCTTTTTTCTATCCCGAACTTGATCGCTGGCGCGCTCGGATTAGGTATAGTTAAGGTAGCGAAATTTTTTACTTCGGATAAATCGGAAGCAGAAAATATCAAATTAGCAAAAGAAAGCGTAGCCCGCGACCGCGCTACCATTTTAGATATAGATGCCAAATTATCGGATCCAAGAGGACTTTCACCACAAAAGATAAAAAACCTTCAACGCATGCGAGATACTGTAGTCCGGAATATGGCGGGTGAGCAAGCTACAGTAGATGCAGGTATTACAAGTTTTAAAGAGTTATTTACTGGACTTAAAACAGACAACGAAAAACTAGGAGACACCCTTGGAACTTCTGATGAAGATTTGAGAATATCAGATAATGTGTTCTCAGCCAGAGATCGTGAATACTCTGGTAGAAGTTTCTTACCTACAGACGTTGTTGCTTTTCGTCGTAGTGTAATGAAGAATATAGAAAACGAGGGGTTTGAAATTACGGAAACAGATAGATATACTAAGCATGCCCCAGACAGCTTACATTATAAGGGTAGAGCAATAGATTTTAGAGCAAAAGATCGTATAGATAGTGTAAAAGGACAAACAGAACTTGCACAAATGATAAAAGATTTGAAAGCACAAGGTCTTAACGCAACATTAGAATTAAAGAACGCTCGCAAGCTATCAAAGGAGTTAGATGGATTATACAGTATAAACTCTGCAGCATCTGAAGATCACGTACATGTTTCGTGGGGAAGAGACAAAGTTGGGGCTCTGCAAGGAGCAGAAGATCAGGGTGTGTCTTCTGCCTTAGAAAAGGCATGGCAGGCGGGCGGAATTAAGGGTGCCCCAATGGTGGAAAGTAAGAACGGAAGAATCGTGGTTAGACAGCGCCCTCCTTCAGCCGCAATGGGGGCAGCAGAGGAAGCTACTACAGACATGGTATCAACTATGGGTACTCCCGGTGGAGAGGCCGTAGAAGGCGCAGGCGAAGAACAAGAGCAGTTTGTTTTTGACAGGAAGGTACACCAAGTCTTAACAACCATTTTACAAGAAATGCAAGGGAAAAAAGGAAGCTATTCGAATGGACCTACCATTAGAGCCGGTGCGCGAGACAGCACGAATAGAATAAGTGGTGGCGTCCAGATGCGCCCCTCAGTAACAGAGCGTTTTTAATCATAAGGTTATTTTATGGCTTATGTCGATTTTCCTTTCGTAAAATTACCCACACAAGGGTTGGCAGATGCTATTAAGCGCCAAACACAGTCATTGACAACAGTGCTTGGACGACTTGGCTTAAATACTTCTGCCTATCCCGGAGGTAAAAAATATGATATGCAGTCATGGCTGGGAGAGGGGTTAACTTCTCCTCTTGGCTATGCCATGCGCCGTGAATATCCTAAAAACTTTAGTTGGATAAGGGTTATTGATAGTAGTAAAGACGCAAATTTAGATTTAATTCCTTTTCAGTTTATGCCTAGAGCTATATCAGATAATAAAGCTGCTCTTTATAACGATATTCAAATTATAGGAAGATCTTCTCCTTTTAAAACCTATTCTGGATCTTCGGCCCGAGGCATAACTTTTTCTCTTGAGTTTTACGCTTGTCCAGAACAAGGAACTCAAGAGCATACGCCTAAAAAAATTAAAGAACTAATAGATAGACTACAGGCACTAGTTTATCCTATTTATATAAATTCTGTTATATATCCTCCCCCAAGATGTTTAGTTCATATTGGAAATCAGGTAAATATGATAGGTGTTTGTAAAGGAGTTAATACCTCTTATGATAATAATAAAACGCCATGGACAGGATCCTTTCGTGGCGGTAATTGGGCTTTTGGTGCTTCTGTTACCCTTGCTTTTGAAGAAGTTCAAGATGTTCCTCTAGGTTATTATAGTAGAAGAAAAGGAATAGACTTAGGAAAATATGCTAACGAAGAACCTTCGGGAATGATGGAAGAACAGGAAGCTTCTGACATCATCCCAGAAGGATACGTCTCCACGTCGGCGACTTTCTCTTTCTCACCTTTGCGGAACGCTACTCCTGACCCTATTTTTTCTCCAACAGACATTAAGTTAGAACCAATAAAATAAGAGCATATAATGGCCAAAACAACAGAGTTATTTCCTATTAATACTAATAGTCCTGTTATATCACAATCTAGTAGATATAACTATCAAGCTATTTACAGAGATGAGAAAGGAAAAACTTTTCTTCAAACGTGGAAACCCAGAGAATTTTCTTCAAATTCTACCACACAGACTATAATAGTTAACAGAAATCTGGCATACAGGCCTGACTTAATTTCAGATAAAGTCTATGGCACACCTTTATTATGGTGGGCTATTTGTTATGTTAATGATATTTTAAATCCTCTCGATAGAAAAGAGGGTTTATATCCGGGAAGGCTTATTAAAATTCCTGATTCCAGTGTAATTTATGGGATGGGAACATAATATGGCGGGGGGAAAACAATATCCGCCTTTCGCTATAAGTAGAAAGACACTCCGTCCGCGCGGAGATTATGTTGCTTCTGTAAAAAAAGCATCTTTAACAGAAACAAGTACCGCAAAAACAGAAGAAGAAAATACTACAACAACAGAAATGCCTGTTATAACATATGATGAAATAACATATAAGCATAAAATATACAAAGATATAGAATTACAAAATCCTACTATAGGATATGTTTGGATATCTTTTCCACAATTTTCTTCTTCTATTGAAACGCCCAAGGACTTAACAAAGAGATTAACAGAAGTAAATGATAATACATTAAAAGAACTTGATAGTCATTTGCTTCAATATCCACCACAAAATTTAATAAGTTTTTCTATTTCTAGATATCTTATGGGAGTAGGTACTTTTAATATTTCATTATATGATAGTAACTACACAGAATTAGAAAGTAAAATTCTTAAAAATAAAGGAATTGTTGCTTTTAAATATGGATATGCTTTTAACAAAGAAAACGCATCTCCTTGGCATATAGCTATAATTACAGCTTATTCAATTAATTTCGCCTTAGAAGGAACATACATAACATTTACTGGAGTTAGTACTGGCTGGGCCATGAATACGGTTAAAAAACCAGTGTCTCTTTCTTATTTTAAAGAAAATAATTTAGACCCGAGTAAGGGCACTTCTATTACATTAATAAGTGATTATATTGAAAAAATAGCCAAAGACTATGGATTTGAAAAAGAGCAGTGTCTAATAGAACCAACATTACCTGTTTACGAAAACGGTGTTAATTTAAAAGATAATAAAAAAGGACATATACCGCTAAACGCTATTACAACAGATACTACCTTTGAACATATAGCATCAAGGCTAATAGAATACTCTGTAAATGATAAAAAACAAGGGGGATATGTTTTTTACATTGAACCTACCCGCAAAGGATCTATTTTACACTATCACACATTAGAGTTTTTAAAGCATAACCCTAGAAAATTATTTACTCAATTTAAAAATCCAAATACCGTTGTTAGATCTTTTACTCCCGACTGGAGCATGTCTTTAGTGCAAATGAGAAAAGCGGGAAAAACTGCTGCTATTGGATATGATGTATCCAATAAAAAAATATTAAAAACAGTAATTAGTAATCGTGAAGCCAAATCCGAGGTAACAGGCGGGACTAAAATTACAGCTAGTCCCGTAATTCCTGACGAAACAGAGGCACAAACAAAAGTTATATATACCAATGTCTCAAGTATAAAAACACAAGAAAATATTGTTGCTGGAGACATGTCGGCGCAGTTAGCAGGAGCTATACAAGGTACGCTAGTAATTCAAGGTACCACAGAAATTAAAATGTTAGAGACTATTGCAATTCATGTGTATATTCCGAAAGGACCACACAGTATTTCAAATAAAACAGGAAATAGATTAATTCATTGGATTTCTGGAGATTTTAAAGTAATAAAAATTACCGATAAAATAGCAAAAGGAGATTTCTCTACTACATTGGATCTTGTATCTGGTGGTCGAGAAATCATTGTGGAAGGAGATGACGCTGTAACTATTGGAGTGCCGTCGTCATCAGGTTAATATGGAAAAAGAACTGTTTAAAGATGTATTCCCCGGCTTGTATATTGGAACGGTGGAATATATTAATGATCCGGCACAGCTTGGAAGAGTAAAAGTGCGTGTTCATGATATTTATGGCCAAGAAAACGTGTCAACAGAAAGTCTTCCTTGGGCACTTCCCTGTATTGCTTATGGGGGTGGACCGGGATTTGGATCTCTCATGATACCCCCAGAAGGGGCAACAGTATTTGTTTCTTTTAGAAAAGGCGATCCTATGTATCCTGTTTACATGGGAACATTTTATGGAAACCCAGATCATAATCAAATATTTTTAACAAACAATACTGGAACTCTTCCGGACGATCCTGTTTCGATGGGAATGTGGGAAACCAATCCCGGACCAGAATTACCTAGAGAGGCACTGATTCAATCAAATAATCGCCCAGAAAGACTTATTCCCTTTAAAACAGTAAAGGGAGCGTCAATAGACATAAATGAAAAAGATGAAGAAGAAAGATTCGCTATACATGATAGGGCAGGACAGGCAATAGTATTTGATGCTAATGTAACAAAAGAAAAAAATTATGGTAATCAGAGCGCACGAGATTTACGCTCTTCTTTTGAAGGAGATGCTATCCCAGTATCTTCTACATTAGCAAAAGAAGGAACAATAAATATTGTAGATATAGGAGGACAAAGTATTGTTCTCCACACAAAAATTGATAACAGTAGAATAACTCTTTTGTCAAAAGATTCTGATTCGGAAATTTCTTCTCAAAAAGAAATAGAAGGGGATGCATCTATTATATTTGATTTAGCTAGCGGAGAGAAAAAAGTTACTCTAGAAATTAAAGAAAAAGGAATTTCTAAAGCTAAATTTGTATTAGATGGAAACACAGGGTTTTTAGAAATAGTTTCTAATTTGCTAGTTAAAATAAATTCACAAAATATTCTTTTAAACGGAAATACTACGGTTGACGGTGATTTGACTGTAACAAAAAGTATATTTTCATTAAACGACAAGATTATTTAAAGAGGTTATAATGGCTAAAACCCAAAGCGCAGTTTTAATTGAATTTTATTTTGATAATCAAAATATAGTTCATTTTAGAACACTCCAAAACGATCATTCAACAGGATCTTTTGTTATTCCTGCTGGAAATAATTGGGATTATCCAAAGTATTATATTGGAGGTATCCAATATACCGGGCCGGAAGACCCGGAACATCCCGAAGATGTTGATTGGTTTATGGTGGATGACTCTATTGATAGTGTCACCATTGTTGATGATACAGGTACAGCACATTTTACTAAAATTTCTACGCCTGTTAGCGCCAATTTAGGAAAATGGACTTCTAACATAGTACAAGAAATAACGGAGGCTACAACGCTGAGAGTTATATCTCCTACAGCGGGACAAACAGTAATATGTAATGTCAAAGCAACCAGTAATGCTAATGAATACGCTGCTTTTAATACAACTATTCAGGCTGTTACTGTAATAACACAAGCAACAAATCTTCCCCCAATGAACATTTCGGGAAGTTACAGTTTAACCTTAAGTAGAACAGGTGGAACTACCGGTATATGGGATATTTCCGGAGGGCCGGATTGGCTAACAATATCAAATACAGGAGTACTAACTGCTTCTAGTAGTTCTGCTAGAACTTTCCCTTCAGATGTACCAGACGGGATATATAATATAACAGTTACTTATACAGATAGTACTCCCTATCTTTCTTCTACTACAGTAACAAAAGAGTTTGTTTTTAGAGTATTTGATATTGTAACACAGGTTTCGGGCGGAAACAGTCTTCCTAATGGTCAAATTGGACAGTTATACAACGGAACAATTCTTGTTTTAGGTGATTTAGATTTTGCAGAAGCTGCTGACTACTATAATGCAAATAAGCCAGCTAATTTTAATGGAGGAACTACTAGTCCTGCTATTGGTAAATTTAAGAGTGAAGCTTTTTATGATTCTTTAAAATCTTGGATAGAAGTAGAAAGCTTAACTCCTTCTGACGTACCCGCCGGTACAGGTACAATAAACACCAACGTTCCCATAGTAGTAACAAAGTATAAAAACGGAACCAGCATAGGAAGCCCTGTAACTGTTTCAAGAGTTATTTCACTAACTGTTGATACGCAATCAAAAGCATTTTCTATAACACCAACATCGGTTACAACAAAAGCTTCTGCCGCTATAGACGTTAAAGCTGTTGCAACGTTAGGAACATGGACCGATAGTACTTACACCGTTACATGTCCAACAGGCTTTACAATAAATGGAGGACAATCTTCCACAATAAATAATGATACTTTCGAAACAATTACAATTGGAGCCGTAGCTCCCGCCACATACAATATTTTATTTGAACGCGACGGCATAGTTAAAACACTGCCTATAATTATTACCAGTTCTGGTCTTTCCATAGGAGAAATAGTTATAGGCCCAGATAATAATATTCTTGTTAATAGTGGGCAAAATCCTCCTTCTCCCTATAAAACAGCAAATATAGCTATTCAAGGCTATCAATTTTTAGGGGGGCCAGTTGGTTATTATAAACTGGATGCCTTCTCTAATGAAAGTCTAATTAATCACATACAACTAGCAAATGGTTCTGGTGTACCTGTAGCTCCCGGAGGCCTTGTTGAAGGTACAAACGCTAGAATAATTCTATCTTCAAATATACCTAGTAACCTAGATAATGCCAGTGTCAATATTCTTTTTTACTTAAATTCAGATACGAGCATTTTACCTAAAACGGCAACTATAATTGTAAAATCACAATTAGATACATTAACAATAAGTCCGAGTACTTTACCACAAGCTACAGTTGGTGTTGCATATTCTCAAGCTCTTACCGCTTCCGGCGGAACAGGGCCTTACACTTGGTCGTTTACAGAAACGCCTTCTCCAAGCTTAAACATGGTTATTAATGCAAGTACAGGAGTTATTAGTGGAACTCCTGCTACTGCATCTGCCACAGGGAATCCATTTTTAATTAAAGTAAAAGCAATAGATAGCCTAGGCGCAACAAAAAGTACAATATATAGTTTAATAGTTGTACCAGCGGGTGTTGGAGGAATAAGTATAACCGCAATAAATCCTAGTATTTTTGCACAAACAGGTTCTTCCAGAACTTGCACTATTACAGGAACAGGCTTTAACACAGATCCGACAAAAAATCTTGTAAGTATTTGGCAGTCCGGGATGAGTTCTCCTAATTATTGGACTGTAACAGCTTCTTCTACTACAAGCCTAACAGTGGCAGTACCTGATAATATTTATAGAACAGGCACATTTGATTTAGAAGTATTTAATACAGACGGTACAGACTACGCAACAGGAAATATAAGTGTTACAAGCTCTCAGGGACAAAACCCATACTTACGCACAGTAACTCCATCAAGTATTCCTGCTAATTCTGTAGGAAAAATTCGTCTTACTGGCGATGCCATGGGAAACGGAACTGTAGGCTGGATTAAGTGGAAAGGAGTAGAATACGAAGCAGCCATATCTTACGGTGCCGCAGAAACAATAAGTGAAGTTCCTTTTGGAGAAGTAGGTACTTATCCAGTAAGCTATAGAGTAGGGTCTGTTCCTGCAAGTAATGTTATCAATATAATAGTTGGGACGGCACAATTAGATCAAATTAAATTAAACGGTTCCACTTCAGTTACTATACAGCGTGATGTTCCTTACAATGGCACTCTTTCCTGTTCTGGTGGAACTGCCCCTTATACGTTCTCCATTTCTAGTTCTACGCCTCTTCCAACCGGGTTAGTGCGCTCTGGAAACGCAATTACAGGTACTCCTACAGGAAATAGCACAACTATAAAAGTTTCTGTTGTGGATAGTAGCAGCCCTGTAAAAACCCGTGTTGACGATTCAATTATTCTTAATATTGAAGGAGGCGTTCTTTCTACACCACAAACCCAAAATTTTACGACTCGTGTAGGAAGTAGTCAAACGTTTGTTCTAGTATCTTCTGGGGGTTCTGGTACTAAAACATGGAATTCTGCTTCTGGAATTCTTCCTCCCGGTTTAACTCTTAATACTAATGGTACTATAACAGGCACTTGTACAGGAGTTGTAGGTCAGTCATACTCCAAATCGGTGACTGTAACAGATATTACAGGTACGGCATCTGGTACTGTGGTATTTAATGTTCTTCCTGCCCTTTCTTCTCCTAATATAATTTCGTTAACTCCAGATACGGGAGCAAAAACCGGAGGAACAGAAGTTACGCTTAATGTTACTGGTGTTTTGAGTAATTACACCGTCAAGTTTGGAACTGTTCCTGCCAGTCGTACTGGCGTAGACAATCTTATTAATGGTGCAGGCACAATTAAAGTAATTGCTCCGGTTAAGCCCTTAACTGTAGGCATAGATGGAATTATTGAGGTTACTTTAACAAATACAGATGGGGCCGTATCTTCTCCTAAAACATATGTTTACGTAGATGTTGCTATTCCAATATTTACATCATTAAGTGCTCAGGATGGCCCCTTCGCAGGAGGAAGAAGTATTACAGTAACAGGGCAAAACTTCACTTCTTCTTTAATAGTAGCGCTAGGAGATATTATATGTCAATCTACTTTTCTTTCTAGCACACAAGCTACATTTATTACACCAGCAATACCTTCAGAAGAAACCGCTGTTTTGGTATCATTACGTTTAACAAACGAAGCGGGGTCTGCCATAGTATCGGACGCTTATACCTACAGACCTCCTCCAATAATTACTGCTGTTGTTCCTAATACTGGTCCTAGTCAGGGAGGAACAATAGTTTATATAACAGGCAAAAATTTCTTTGAAAGAAATGGTGTTAAGCCACGAGTTTTTATTGGAGATGTTGAGATTGACCCTTCTAGCGTAATGTTAGTTAATTCATAATGAGAAGTACTCTACAAGCAGAGATAGATCAAAATCTTCAAGATCCCGAAGGATCTTGTTACTCTTTTGTTTGTAGAGGTATAGTTGGAGACGCTATTATTCCTAAAAACGTCTGTATTCGCTTTATAGAATGCACGTTTAATGGAATAACTGCAGAAGGTAACAATATACTAAATTTTGATAATTGTACTTTTACAAAAGACGGTAATTATTATTTTACGGATGGTGTTGTAAACATAAATAATTGTAGAATAAAACAGGATATAACTGCTTCTTCCTGTAAAGTTTATATTTCTAATTGTGAAGAAGAAATTTTAGGCCAAATTAAATTAGATAATAATAGCTATGGAAAGTCCCACCAAAATAGATTTAATAGTGAAAATACATCTTTTACTATAGAAAACTACTCAAAACTTGAAAGCTATGCCGATAGTTTTTCAAATAACAACAAGGAAATTTTTGTTGTTAAAACTAAATCTTATGTAAAACTCTCTGAAGCTTCTTTTTCTTCTACAGCAGAATTATGTTTTATAGATGATTCTTCAGAAATACAAATTTATAATTTAAATCTTTTTATAGGGCAGCCAAATAAGGCTTTTGCTAATATTTCTAACAAATCAATATTAAAAATACATACTATTGGTAAATTAGATATAAAAAGTTCGGCTATTATATTAAATAATAGTACTTGTTATTTAAATAATATAACAGATGTACTT